TTATTTTACCAAAATCATCCACAGTAGATGCTAAAGTTTGATCAGTTAAATCAGACAAGTTCTGCATTCTTCTTGCAGTGTCTTTAAACAAATCGCCAGGTTTACCAGTTCTACTAGCCAAATCACCAAAAGGTTTTCCTTTACCCGTTCCAGTTCCAGTTCCGGCACCTACAGGAACTCTAGGTTGAGCAGGAACTGCTGTTGGTTTTGGAGTCGGAGTTGGCACCGGAGTTGGAGCAGGAGTTCTAACAGGTGCAGGTGTTCTTGTTTTTACTGGTGTTGCAATAGGAATTCTTGCGCGTGTGGGAATTCTAGCTGGAGTTCTAACCGGAGTTCTAACCGGAGTTCTAACCGGAGTTCTGACTGGTGCTCTTTTACTTAATGGTGCTCGTCGTGCTGGTGGTGGTTTTTTTGAACCGGGTCCTGTACCACCAGCACCTGAACCACCTTTTGCCTTACCAAATCCAAGTAAGTCTTTAATTAACTCTGCACTTGATAATACTCCAGCAATCGCTAAAGCACCTCTACCTAACTTATCAATTTCAGTTTCAAACTTTCCAAACTCTGATATATCAATTCCTCTAAAGTCATCAATATACTTGTTAAGTTCATCTATTTTTTCAGTTGATGATTCATAAAAATCTCTCAGTCCTCCAATAACACCAGTAACAAATTCAGATATTCCACTCACAATTTCTTTTATTTTTTTAAATACCTCAGAAAGTAATGGAATGATAGTTTTTAAATTCTGCAGAATAAATCCTGCTAACATAAAACCTAAAAATTTCTTAATATCTCCAAGAAAATTAGATTTTTTAGATACACTTCCCCTTGATTTGATAAGAGGTTGAATCGCTTTTGCTGTTTCAATTCTTTCTTCTCTAATTCTTTTCTTATCTGCTTGAGCAACTCTTCTCCTAAGAAGAAACCTTTCCTTTCTAATAAGAAAGTTTTTCTGATAAGTTTTTACAACCGATCCAAAATTTGTTAAATTCATGATGCACTCACCAGATCACCAATTCCAAGATCTTTTGAAATAAGATCTCTCATTTTATTGCCAGATACTACACTAAATGTTGGCACATCATTTCTTTGACTGACACTTTGATTTTGTTTAGGAGCATCAATTGGAGGTAAAGTAAAGTTTCTTGTTTCTGTAGGTACATTAGGAGTCCCTACAGGAAATACACGTCTAAGAGGAGCTCTTATAAATGTCTCAATCGGATCAGAAAGTTTGCTTCTAATTGAACTTAAATTATCGCTGAGTTGTTGTTGTTTTGATAATTGTTTCATAGAAGCATCATCACTAAATGCTGGACCTAATGAACCAGGAGCAGTGGCAATTAAACCAGGAGCAGAAGTCATTGAACCAGGAGCAGTAGTCATTGAACTTGGAGTCACTGCACTAACTGGTTTTAAATCTTTCAGTGCTTTATCAATTGCATTCACATATTTGGATCCTTTAGTACCAAAACCATCTTCATCATCAAAACCAGTTTCCAAATAAGTTGTGGCAGGTTTCCATCCTTGATTGTGTGCAAATCCCAAAATTGATAATTTTTTATTTGATGGTAAATTTCTATACATCTCACTCTGTGACATGTATCCATGATTTGCTAATGCTAATGCAGTAAAAAATCTATCTTGCATAGCACGATCTGCTCTGAATGCAGCTCTAGCAGCAGACTCAGGTTTTCCATGTCCAGGATATGTCTCACCTAAAATCCTTGCTGCATCCATTTTACCCAGTTCACCTAGCTGATATTTGCCATCATAGTGATTGTTAGATCCACCAATAGCACCATATCCATTATCAGGTTGTCCATTTGATTCAATGAATGCTATTGACTTTCTAAAAGCTTCATATTCCTGTTTTGAAATGCCTACCGCTTTTGAAAATTTGTCAACGATACCACCACCTTGATACCCAGTCACCTTTCCATACTTAGGACGATTAGTTCCACCGCCCATTTTATTCATTGCCATCATGGTATCTGCACCAAACATATTGACAGCACCACGACTCATTATAAACTCACCAGGAGTTAACATGGCAGGAATAATATCCGTTCCCATGGCAAACCCACCGCCTTTAAAACCAGGCGCTCTGTTCATTACATCTCCAAAGAACCCATATCTTGTTCTTTCAAAATCAATATTTTTTAATTGCTCTGCTTCTTTTAAAATTTCACGCCTTTTATCATCAAAAGGATTCATTGAATAAGGTATGTTTCTTGCCTCTTCTTCTTTTTGTTGTATTAATCTTTTTCTTGCCTCTGTTTCACTTATACCTTCACTCTCCATTAACTCTTCAACTTCAGTTTGGAGTTTAAGTTTTCTATTTTTTCCCTTCAAATAATCCATGACACCAGCAACACCAGCTGCTACTGCAATTCCAAAAATAGGATTTGTTGCAAAGAGTCTTAGAATTTTAAAAGTGATTGAAGTTAGAAATCCTATTGTTTTTAAAATAAGTCCTTTGAAAGGTGTCAATATAAATCCTATTGCTGCCGCTAGAGCAGGCCACCAATCTTTTAAAAATCCTTGTATAGCTTCAATCTTTTCTTTATTCTTTGGATCTGTAAAGAAGTTATAAAGTGTGTTAATTAATCCGCTTAACAAACCTAGTTTAATAAAACTTTTTAATTTATCAAAAAAACCAGCAACTTTGCCAGTGCTCTTTTTTAAATCAAGAACAAGAATATTAGTTTCTTTTTTAGTTTCTATTCTATCTTCTCTATCTTTCTTCCTTTTATCCTCCAGTTGTTTATTAATATTTTTCTGATTTTCTCTCTCTAATTCGTTGTCTGCTTGTATTACATTAACAAGTTCATCAATTTTCTCAGCATACTCTTCACCTATTATAACAGTATTTTCTGGAATTATTTTTTTGGGATCTATTTTAACAATAGTTGGTTTAAAAACAACAGGAGCACTGGGTAATCCAGGTGCTTGATATCGTTGCCCCTTTAAAGGATTTTCAAAAGTTTTTCTTGTTAAAAACTTTTCAGGATCTATCTTCGCTCCTTTAGAGTCATCTTCTTCTCTGATAGACTTTAAAAGATCGTCTAGATTCATTGCCCCTGCTGCTGTTGCATCTTAAGTTTCTCTTCTTCCAAATGAGATCTTAGGAGTTCAACATACACATCTCTCTCCCAAGGCATCATATTTTCTATCTCTGTTAGTGAGTATTTATGGAACTGAATCAAAGAAAAATTTAGTTTATAATAACTCTCCAAATTCATATGGGAGAGTGCTAGGCGAAAAAACTAGAAAGTCCCTCAAGAACAACTTTGCCTTTCTTTTTAGTTTTTGGATTCAATACTTCAACTTCATGACTAAGTTTAGGCATAGTCGTAAAAAACTTTTCAATCTGTTTGAATTGCGATGAATTCATTTGCTCTAAGAAATCATTAATTTCTTTGCTTGTAAAGTCTTCAGATGTCCATGCCTCATCCTCAGAGAATACTTTATCTACACAAGAGGCAATCAAACTAAATGATTGATCGACTTGATTGTCTTCTGAAAAATCAAAATTACTTTTAACAAATTGTTCCAATGATGGATACTTCATTTCCATCATTAGTTTATCATCAATTTTAATTTGCTTAGTGTGTTCCTTATCTTTAGATACTTTAATATCGTCAATATTGATTTGAACTTCAGCATAGGTTTCCCCGTCATCAGGACAAAGAACACTTACCTCAATGTCTTCACCAACAGACTTACCACGAATATTAAGGAAGAGATATTCAATATCAAAAGTAGGGAGTGTTTCTACTTTTACACCGCGTGTTTGAATACAATCTTTTAATACAGCTTTAACAGCATTAGTAATCTCCTTAGAGTCATCACTCTCAAGTGCAAGAACTAATAACTTTTCTTCTTTTACAAGAAAGGGACGAAACTTAATTGTTTTTCCAGATGAAGGCAATTCCAACTCATAAGTTGGTGTAGAAATCTTTGGTAAAGGCATGATATGTTATTCAGTATGAGTATTTAGATGCTTATCCTATAAGTGTTTCGATAAATCCACCATTCAAAATAGTTTGTGCATCACTAAAAGTTCGTCCAGTATCATCAGCGTATGCTCTAATTTCTTCATCCGTAGCCAACATAGATGATCCAGGAGATGTAAATTTTCTAGAGTTCACCACATAACGAGAGAAGTTAAAGTTCACTGTACATATGAGCAGTTGAGATGCATCATAACTCAAAGGCATTGTGTTGATAGAGACTGGATATGCATTTAGAAATTTATACTCTAAAGTATCACCTCTATAATCTTTTTCAAATTTTTTGATGTAGATATCAGATTTATATTCATTAGGAAAGTTTACTCTATAAGTATAGTTACGATTATCTAAATCAAAGTTAGAAGAGTCTTCATTCACAATGAATTTAATCCAGTTTTCAAAAAGAAGTATGGAGTCATATTTTGTGTCAACATAAAACTCAAATGAAGATGTTGCATTATATTGTCTTCTATATACGTGTCTTTCAGTTACACCAGTGAAGTCATTAAACTGTTCATGAGTTGCTAAACTGGTATCAGGAAGTGCAGCCGCTCTACAAGACAATTGAACCTTTTCTATCTTTGTAGAATTAAATCCACTACCAACTCCACTTGAACTATTAATCCACTGCTGCAC